AACTACTCAAGATCCTAGATTTGTAGCTACACAACCTCGTAAAAAGAATATGAATTTAAGAATAAGAAAAGCAAGAGCTTAACTTAATACAAAGGGGAACAGAGATGGACTTAGATAAAACTTTACTTGATATTATTTCAGAAGAATCAGGAATACCTATAGAAGAACTTACATCTGACAAAGAAATATTTGAGGATTTAGATATGGACTCTTTAGATCTTATGAATGTTATAGCTAATGTTGAAGATAAAACAGGATTAAAAGTGGAGATGTATGATTTTGTTGAGTGCAGAACAGTTAAAGACTATAGTGATAGGCTCAAAGAACTACAAGCAGAATCAGTCCCTCAAAGCTAAAGATCTTTTAGAATTCTTCAGAAAAGAATCAGATGAAGAGATTATTCCCACCCTTCCAGAAGACTTAGCCACAAATTTTTACAATAAAAATTTCTTAGAGACTGAACAGTATATATGTTTAGAAGAAGATAACTCTATACAAGCATTTTGGAGTTGGTTCTGGTTAGACAATCCCCAAGACGGATTGAGTACACGAGGATCATGGGATATTCCTACACAAAGTACAAAACGAGATGTCTTGTTTGTAACTCCATTATGTATCAGTAAAAAATACCAAAGAAAAACTAATTGGTGGCCTCTTATACAAGAGTTTTTACCAAATCATAAAACACTTTCGTTTGAACGGAAGAATAAACTAATTATAATTAAAGGTTAATATGTCTGGAGGTGGAGGAGGTGGAGGTGGTGGACCAGCCGATCAAATAGATGGTGCGCTTAACAACGTGACAAACACAGTAGATGACCTTATAACAGATCCAGTAGGAACTGTGCAAGGAGCAACAACAGAAGTTGTTGATGTTGTCGCACCTGTTGTAGGTGAGGTAGTGGAAACTGCAGTTGAACCTGCAACTAATGTCCTCGAACTTGGTGGGGATATTACAGCAGGAGCTACAGACATAATGAGTGATGTTAGTACAGAAGGGTTAGGTATGAATGATCAAGTTGAGGATTTTATAACAGCTACAGGTGAATCTGTAGACTCAGTTCTTGAACCTATAGGAAGTGCCATTACTACTAATATTGAAGGTGCAGGTGATTACATTACAGAAACTTGGCACGATATACTGGGTTATGCTGATGATACCAAGAACTCTATATATGGACAAGTAGATGATTTTAAAAATCAAGTTCTTGGGAATGGAGATGGAGATGGAGATGACGATGATGATGGAAATGACACAGATCTCACAGGTGTAGATCCAAAAACTGGAAAAGGATCTTTAAGAGATAAAAAGTCCGCACTACAAATAAATAAATCAAAGACTAAAGCCCGAAAATCTTTAAAAATTAAAAGAAAATCATAGTGAAAAAAGAACCAAAATACGAGATTAATCTAGTTGAGCCAGAATATATAGATGGTGAGGTTAAAGCTAAATATGCTCGTTATTCAGGTGAACGTGATAATTATTTAAGAAGAGGTAGGGAAGCAGCTATCTTCACAATTCCCACTTTACTTCCAGAAGAATCACATAGTGGAAGTTCAGAAATGCTTACACCTTTTCAAAGTGTCGGAGCAGAAGGAGTAAACAATTTAGCTTCTAAACTTTTACTTTCTTTACTTCCTCCTAATGCACCTTTCTTTAGGTTAATTGTTGACAACGCAGAACTAGAAGCTTTAATAGCAGATCAGCGTTCAGAAGCAGAAGAAAGCCTCGCAAAAATAGAACGCATGGTAATGCAAGAGATCGAAGTTAGAGGTCTACGAGTGCCTATTGCCGAAGCTTTAAAACAGCTTATAGTAACAGGTAACGTCCTCATCTTCCTTCCCCCAGAAGGTCAGATAAGAGTCTTTAGACTAGATAGGTATGTAGTTAAAAGAGACTCAATGGGGAATCCTTTAGAGATCATCACAAAAGAAACTCTATCCCCATTGTCACTTCCTGAAAATGCAAAGTCAATTCTCGCAGATGATGAATCTGAAAGCACTTCAAAGAATATTGATTTGTTTACTTGTGTAAAATGGACAGGAACTAATTGGTATATACATCAAGAACTAGAAGGTCAAGTAGTACCTGAATCTGAGGGAACGTATACAAAGGCTCAAAACCCTTTCTTAGCTCTCAGATTCACTCACATGGATGGTGAAGACTATGGACGTGGATATGTAGAAGAGTATTTAGGAGATCTAAAATCTCTTGAGTCTCTTACACAGTCTATTGTTGAAGGTTCAGCAGCCGCTGCCAAAGTTCTTTTTCTTGTAAAACCTAATGGCACTACAAGAGTTAAGACACTTGCAGAGTCTCCAAATGGAGCAATAGTAACTGGAGATGATAACGATGTTTCCTCCTTACAACTTGGGAAATCTCAGGACTTTAATGTAGCTCAACAAACTATACAGATGCTACAGACAAGGTTGTCTAGAGTGTTCCTGATGAACTCAAGTATTAGAAGGGATGCAGAGAGAGTTACTGCAGAAGAAATTAGAGCTGCTAGACAAGAGCTTGAGATTGCTCTTGGAGGAGTCTATGCCATTTTGTCTCAGGAGTTCCAGCTTCCACTTGTCGAGATTTTGATGCACAGAATGGCAAAGGACAAAAAGATCCCAAAACTTCCAGGTGATGCTTTAAAACCTCTTATTGTCACAGGAGTTGAAGCTCTTGGCAGAGGTGAAGACCTAAATAAATTAGGACTTTTCTTACAGAGTCTAGCACCGCTTGGACCTCAAGCAATGCAAAATCTTCATATTGATGATTATATTAAGAGACTTGCAGGATCACTTGGAATTGATATAAATGGTCTTATTAAAACTCAAGAAGAAAAAGCACAAGAACAACAGCAAGCCCAACAACAGATGATGCAAGCACAGCAACAACAGACAATGGGAAGAGTGGAAGAGAAACTAGCTCCAGAAATGCTGAAAGCAGTAACCAATCAACAAATGCAACAACCTAATTAAATAGAGGAACCTATATGTCAGATCTTACACAAATTAGTACCCATGAAGATGCACCAGTTCCAGAAGGAACCGCAGAACATGAACAAGCAATGGTACAACTCGCAGAAGAATCTAACTCAGTAGACAGAGAGGATGGTGGTCCAGCTTGGTTACCTGATAAGTTTAAAAGTCCAGAAGACATGGCAAAAGCTTATCATGAATTAGAACAAAAATTATCTGCAGGAAATGAGTCTGTGACGAGCAACGATGAGGGTACACAACCTCCGCAGACTCTTATTCACAAAAATCCTCCAGCACCAGAACAAGAAATTCAAGAAGCTCGTAAAACTTTAGAACAATCTGGACTAGATTATAACAAATTTGCAAATGAGTATACAGACACTGGAGAGTTGACAGAAGCTTCTTACAAAGAGTTGTCAGACAAAGGCATGAGTACCGAAATGGTGAACTCTTGGATACAAGGTCAAGAAGCTATTCAAGGTAAGATCCAAGAAGCTGCTTTTAATTCTGTTGGAGGCGAGAAAAATTATAATACTTTAGTAGATTGGGCAGGAAAGAATCTACCCAACGCAGAGATTGAAGCTTTTAATAGAGCTTTAGAAACTCCAAGGGTAGAGGACAGCATGTTTGCTATCAAGTCTTTATTTGCTCAATATAAATTAACAAATGGAAACACTCCAAAACTTATTCAGGGAACTACTGGTACATCAAGTACAGGATCGTTTACGTCATTAGCGCAAATGTCGGAAGCAATGAAAGATCCTAAGTATCAGACGGACTCTGCTTTTAGGGAAGAAGTAGCTAATAAGATGGCAACTTCTAACCTAATGTAACCCAAGAATTTACAAACATGAAGAACAATTATTGCCCTCTGAGGAGGATAACTTTAGTTGTCGATGTAGTAATACGAGGGTTCGTATCAACACATGCTAGTAAAATAGCGTAACTACACAATGACAATTAAAGGATAATATGTCAGCAACAAATTATGTTGGTCAACGTAGTGGTCAAACTAATGCCACTGGAAGCTCAAGATCGTTATTTCTAAAGCTTTATGCTGGTGAAGTAATGACGGCTTTTCAGACCAAAAACATCATGATGGATCATTGCAGGGTTCGTTCAATTAAGAACGGTAAGTCTGCACAATTTATTATGACAGGTAAAAACCGTGCGGCTGCGTACCATACTCCTGGAAATGAAATCATTCCAGATGTGGCATCGAAGCACACAGAACGATTAGTAACAATTGACGATCTCTTAGTAGCACATCAATTCATTCCGAATATTGATGAAGCAATGTCTCACTATGACATCCGTTCAGTCTATACTGATGAAGCTAGT